AGGTTACGCTACTTTTTCGATGGTGAAAAATGGTTTACCAACACCAGGGCTAAGAATAGTAATCTCAAGTTCGAGATTATACCCTTCTGACTCGCTAAATGCTAAAGTAGCTGCAACAGAGCAATATGGTATATCTACTTTTTCTGCTCCTGACACTTTAGGAACGAGCGATACGGATTGTTTTTTGCTTGATACGAAAGAATTTACAGCAAGTTTGTCGCCTGTTTCTGTTACGTCCCAAACTTCAGCAAGTAAAGCCTTGTTAAGGTTTTTGGCGGTACATTTTATTTTAAATGTAGGTTCGCCTTTCATTTGGTCAATGATTTTACCTCCAATGGCTACCCATTTATACACTTTTCCGTCTTCTTTTTCCCAAGAAAGACTATCTTCTTTGATTATCCCTAATGTTTTTAGGGTTGTTGCCATAGTGTTTCCTGCTCCTGGTGTGCCGAATTTAACTTCTATTTCACCCCAAGCGGTGGCGTTATTATCTGTATATGCCATAATTTTTAATTATTAAATGTGTTATATCTGAATTTTACTTTTGCGTTGATGAAAAACTGCTTAATATCCGTGTCCTCAAAGGTTTGTATAAGCTGGTGCAATGTTAGCCTATAGTTGCGAAGGGCTGTTTTAGACTCCTCAATGATAGGCATTAGAGCCTGCTCGATAGCTTCACAACGTACAAAGTTTTTCCTATACTGATTATCGTTATTTCTGACTGTAGGGACAAAAATATTGATGTTAATCACCCCTGTTTGATATTGACCGTCTAACCCAGTAAGGAACGATATTACACAATCCTCTTTTTGTGAGTTCAAAGGTCGTACCCCTGAGCGGTAAGTTTGCCCATTGATAAGAGTATTTACCTTGTCCTTAAAGTACTTGTATATGTCGGCTTCTATTTGTGAGGCTGTTTTTTTCATTGCGATAATGCTTTTAGGAGTTTAGGCACTTCTTTTTCGGCTAATAATTCAGCTGATGAAAGTACATTGTAATTGCGCGCTTCTACATAAGCAGCGTACTTCATTCCTGCTACTACTACCAGTACAAATCCTTTTGGGTATTGAGATATTACTTTATTGATGAACGTTTCGCCCTCTTTTTGTCCACTTTTTCCTTTCTCTTTTCCTCTTTCAGTAGGGGCAAATCCTCCTTTTTCAATGGCTTTGCCGTCTTGTAGTACTACATAGCCTATTGAGGAGCGAAGGTTGCCGGTTTGGTCTTGGTAACTGCCATTTGTCCGCGCTTCATTGATACATTTTTCACCAACAATACGAAGTATACGTACTATTTTATCTTGGTATAGGGCTATTTTCTGCTGTAGCATACGCTCTATATCGTTAGGGGTGAATTGTGGTGTTATCATACGAATATACGGCAATGAAAAAGGTCTTTTGAAAATCGTATTACTTGCTTTTCAAGGCGAATATTCCCCTCTGTATCTACTACCTGAATAGTTGTCCCTGCTGCTATGGTAGGCGTTCCCTTTGGAGCATAGATAGTAGCGGTACAATCAAAGATTTGCCCATCTACTTTGCTTATCTTTTGCCCCGCTCCTGCTATCTCATCACGACATGCACCTACTTCCTCCCATGTTATAGGGTCTGTGGGATAGGTAGGTATGCCGTCCTCATTGATGGTTGGCTCTTGGGATACTTTTTTCTTTAGTAAATATGGGTATATCTTCATCTTTAAAACATATTGGTAATATCTCTAATAGTGGCTTTTTCCTCCAACAAATTCACCCTACCGAGCCGCTTACAAAGAAGATTGTAAAAGGCAGTAATAGCTGATTTGTCGTAAGAAAAGGATAAACCACCTTCAGAAAAGGACACTGGGCGCAATAAGAGTTCAGGAATGATGTTGTAGAAAAACATTTTAGTCTTTCGTTCGTTCTCTTCGTTGAACTCATCAGAAAGCCCCAATCCTACTCGCTGCATTTCGGCAATGAGTAGGGTAGTGGGGTATTCCACGTTCCATAGTTTCAGTTTCTCATCTATGTACGCTTGTGCGGTCATCTTAGAACTTTGTTTTGATGATGAGTTTGCGCTTAGAGTCGTTCAATACTGGAGTAGCGAACGCTGTAGCTTTGGTAGATACTGATATAGGGTCTTGATGCCCAAAAGTATTTACCAAAATAAAGCTATCCTTAATAGATTTGCTCATCACATCAGCAAAGTCCATTGTGAACTCTGGAGTAGTGGTGTATTGAGTACTACCCAACAATGCTGAAGTAGAGAATAATATGTTACCCTCTTCCCAACCATTAGCCACGGTAACTTCTCCGTTTTTGCCCTCAAAGCTGATAAAAGACTCCCATATTTTGATAATAGGCAATCCGCGTTCAGCAAGTTCGGCATTAAGTTGTTCCAAACGCACATCAGGCAAAATAGTAGTATTGTTGATAGGAACGCCTAACACAAAAGCACGTGTGTTTTTGTTCTTCAATACCTGATTGAGAGTGGCACGGCTCATAGTGATAGTGGCATAACTATACCCTTTGCCTTTGGCTTCCTCTTGGTATTTTTCAATTTCCTCTATAGGGTTCGCATCAGCATCTGCCCATTTCTTGAGTGCGTTTTGTGTTTTTACTTTGAAGTCTACTGATACATTCACTACTCCGCCGTTATTGGTAGTGGTAGTTTTGTATTTACCAGTAGACACAAGTTGTTTAGCCATCCACTCCATACGAGCATTGATACCGTCTATACAAAAACGAGGGTCTTCGTATATCTTGTCAATAAGCTGGTTTTTGATACCCGCATTAGTAGGGTTTGCATTCACCGCATAACGGAGTTGCTGAATGGTTAGGAGGTCTTTTTCGTTCAAATCGCGGGCGATTTCTACTTTTGGTATTTCGCCTTTGATGTTTTCCACGAACTCACGACTTTTGCGTGGTGCTTTTGAGCCAATAGCCACGATGTCCGCCATTATTTTAGCCCCGTCAGCCCCTTCAATATTAGAATAAGTAAGAAAAGGATTGTACACCAAAGGAAAATATTCGCGGTAGCGCAAATCTCCTAATGGGTAGGCTTGAATAATAGCATTCATATTAGCCTGAGAAAACTCGGTAATAATGTTGTTTGCGTTGATATTCATCTGCTTTTAATTTTTTAGGTTATTAAATGAATGAGATACGAGGCAAAGCGGTGCGTAGGAATGCCACGCCTGCATTTTCTTTGTCGGGTAGCGCGTCTTTGCGTGCTGTTCCTGCCATAACGACTGCTACAAGTGGCATATCGTCAATAACTACATCGTGAGCGGTTAGCCCCAATGCTCCTGCGGTATTGGTTTGTGAAAGTGTTTCATTCACCACCTTAAACGTACCATCGGTGTGAGGCACTAAGAGCGTCCCAGCGGGTACTACGCCATCAGTGAAGCGTGCTTTGGCGGTAGTAGGGTCAATTTGTACTCCGCCTGGGTAGGTAGCGTCCACTTGGTCAAATACGACTATTTGGCGACCTGCTTTGTCTGAAATTTGGACTTGTTTCATAAGAGTTTACTGTTTTTTGAAAGTTTCATTAATATACGCTTGTACATCAGCGGATACTCCATTGTTGTCTTTCCCTCCGCCTAATACTGAACCTGAAAGAGATGAAAGCCCTGCATTTGCTTGCGTCTGCAAAAACGCTTGTTCATCTGCTTTGAGTTCGTTTACAAAGGCTTCCATTTCTGTATCGTCTTTGAAAGTACGCCCTAAGTGGTGTTTGTAGAATGGTTCCGATACCCCCTGCGCTTTGAGTTGATTTAGGAAACGTTCCTTAGCACTTTGTTGTTGCTTTTCTGCTTGAAAGGCTGCAATAGTTTCATTTTGTTTATTGACAACTTCCACAAGGCTTTTTGCCCACTCTGGCATTTCATCAGGTTTAGGCTCTTTTGGGGGAGTAGGTGGGTTTTGAGGATTTGGATTAGATTTAGCCCTCTCTTGTTCGAGTTCTTTCTCTAACTTCTTGCGAGCCTCCTCTGCCTTTGTAAGGCTGGTACGCCCTTTATCGGCTACTGATTGCAATAGCTTAACTTCTTCCTCAACTCCTTTGACGGCGTTTTCAATTTCGCTTTCTTCTTTAACCGCATTCGCTAATCGGGTAGCGATTGCTTTTAAAACTGATTCTTCCAACCCCAAGTGCGCATACTTGGTTTTGAGTGATTGTAGGATTTTTTCCATAAGATGTACAATATTTTTTTGTTTTTGCAAAAGTAGGGGGTAAAATGCTAAGTAATGTAAGGGGAGTTTGACATTTTTTTGACATATTTAAAAGAAGCGAAAAAGGAGGGTTATTATGTAGTAATTTTGCGCTATAAACCTTTAATTTTATAGTAAATGGAAAAGATTTTTATTAAAAACCTTAAGGGGAACGACAAATTGCTGCATTCGATGTGTGGTAATATTATTTTTGTTGTGTCGTTTCTGATTGCTTGGCTGTGTTATTCATTATGGGAAGCCTTTGGTATTGCCGTTGGTGTGGTGCTTCTTGTAGGACTTGTTAAAGAGTTGTACGATAAGTACGTAAAAAACACTTTTATTGATTGGTGGGATATTGTGGCGAGCCTTACGCCTTATTTCATTGTTAAATATATTAATAAATAAACTCAATTTATATGGAAAAAATCTTTGTAATTCTATGGATACTACTCGGTATCTACATTCTTGTACTCCTTATGATATTCGCCGACCTTTGGAGTGGTGTGCGCAAAGCAAAACGTATTGGTGAAGCACGAACCTCCTATGGCTATAGGCGTACCATTAGCAAGATGGCGCAATATTATAACATACTTATAGCTTGTACTATTGTGGATAGTATGTATGGAATGCTTTCTTGGTTCTTAGAAACCTATTACCAAACCTCATTGTGGCTATTTCCTTTTATAACATTCTTTATGGCAATAGTACTATGTCTAATTGAAATTAAATCTATACGCGAAAAAGCTGAAGACAAAGTGCGCTTAGACCGTGCAGAACAAGCTGTTCAGCAAGTTTTTATCAATCGTGAGAACTTAGAGGAAGTTGCTAAAACCATCTCTAATTATATGAATGAAAAGGCTGAACAGTCCGAAAAATCTCAAACATCTAACAACGAACAACAATGACACCGAAGGAATTTATAAAACAGTACAAACCTTTTGCTTTGGAAAGCGAAAAAAAAACGGGTATCTCTCATCTCTTTACCTTGGCGCAAGCGGCGTTGGAGAGTGGGTGGGGAGAACGTACTTTTGGCAATATGCTTTTTGGAATAAAAGCAAGACCTGAAACGCCTGCTGATAAAAAGCAATTGTTGCGTACTACTGAAGTATTATCGAGTGCAAATGCTGTATTTCCTAAGATATTCAGCATTAAGAAGCGAGCTGATGGCAAATACACTTATTCCGTGTTAGACTGGTTTAGGAAGTATGAAACTCAAGAGGAATGTTTTACTGACCACGCTCAATTTTTCTTTATCAACAAGCGATATGCAAAGGCCTTGTTAGTAAGAAGCGACCCTTATAAGTTTGCTGAAGAAGTGGCAAAGGCAGGGTATGCTACCGCGCCTAACTATGCTGATAGTTTAAAGAAGTTAATCAAAACGATAGAAAGTTATGAATAGGATAATTGTTGTATTATGGGTGTTACTCGTCCTCATAGGGTGTAGAACTCGTAAGGTAACCAATACAGAGCAAAAGTGGGTGCAAAAGGAGCGTTTTATAAAGTACAAGGATAGTACGGCTCTTTTTCAGCACAATGCGCAAACCTTGCAGCTTGATACGCACGCCTTACAAGAATATGAGGTAACCCTTGAAAGTGATAGGGATAGCGTGGGGAATAGTAAGGAGTTGGTGTATTACCGCATTCGTGATGGTGATAATGAAACTATAAGGGTAAGTGGTGGAAAGGTGAAGATTACGACTAAAAGCAGCCTATCCAATAGCCTAATAGAGGCGAATAGTACCCTTACTAATACAATTACTCAGAAGACTGACGAAAAACAATATATAAGCACTGAGACGACTATTCTTCATAAAACAAAAGAAGTGAAAGGAATAATAAGATGGTGGTGGATAGTAGTGGTGTTATTGTCCGTATGGATTGGTTGGCGGTATAAGGTATTTCGGTTTTAAGAGAGTGAAAGAAAAAAAGGCTATTAGCGTGGTGCTGATAGCCTTTTTTGATTGATGATTAGTTAGCGATTTACTGCTCCGATTGGCTTTTATCATTAGTGCTTTGACCATTGATAATAGCAGCGCAAACCTCGTGAATGTGCTTGTAGAGTTCAATATCTGAGGCTTGGAAACTGTTGTTTTGAACATCGAAACTTTGGTTAGTAACATTCCCGTGTAGGTAGGGGTAGTAACCTTGTTCTTCTACTTTCTTTTGTACAGAGAAAGATATTGATTGAGGGTTTTGGTCTTTCTCAAATTCGTAAGAGTACATCACGATTACGCCTTGTACTTCTTCTTGTGATGTAATGCGGGTTGTTTTTTGAATGATTTGCATAATATTGAATTGTTTTTTTTAAGTTATTTATAAGATATAGAATGATTTTTAATTTATTATTTTAAAAGTCCCCACC